GTATGCTCCCACGCAGGAAGCGGGAGGAACAGAAGAACAACCAACTCAAGCAATACCGAAAAAGAAGGGAATTTCGTCTTATAACCTTAAGAGATTTGGGGGCGCTGGACTCGGCGGCAGAGACGTCAAAGCTCTCCTAAGCCGCGGAGCCACCCCCGCTCAGTTACAAAAAATTGCAAGACAAGCTCCTAAAGTGAGCGCTAGCGGAGCAGCCCAATTAAAACAGGCTGGAGTCCAGACCAGTAGCGCAACTAAAAAAGCTTCCGGACTCTCAACAGCAGGAGCAAAAGCCATAGCTAAAGCGAAAGCAGAAAAGAAAGGAGCAACTAGAAAGTAGTGAATGGTTGAGAATTACACATTAGTAATCGTAAAAAACTTTAAGAAAACCAGATTAGCCGTAGAGGCTAACGATCACGGCCACGCGCAGGCTCAAGCGATCGATATTGTCCGTGCGCTAGAGGCTGATCGGTACGACATCTTATATGGGCCGCACAAAGTGACGGCTATATCAAAATTGTTTACAGACCTTGCGTTCAACAATTTCTCTCACAAAAAATGTTACACATGGGATAAAGGCAGTACAAACGATGTTCCGTGTTGTTACATAGTGGGAGAACGTTATTATTTAAGAAGTTTAATTCTTAAGTACCTAGACATACCAAAAGATGATTTTATAACTAAAAATAACTGTAAATGTAAAACATGTGTAAATCCATATCATTTTGAGTACGTTCGTGAGAAAAACGAGAAACTCTCTGGCGGTGACGAGCAATTGCTAGTAGCCTACCGAAGCCAAGGTGTGGAGGTCTCTCAGATCGCCTCGGCACTCAACGTCCATCGCTCAACCATTTACCGACGGTTAAAAAATGAATCTGTTCCTACTCGGATTAAAAGTCACGGGTGAGGCTCAAACCGAAGACGGCATCACAAACGTAATCGCTGAAAGTCTGCCTTCAAACGAAAAAAGGGTTGCAACAAAGGTGCAGCTTCTACAGCAGGAGAACCACTACGTGGGAAAACTGCTGAAGAACCTCAAGGAAGGACAAACGCTGCTAGCGATGGGTCCCACGAAGCCGACTCTTGATGGAGTCCTGAAGATGCAGGTCATGTTGGTCGTGACAGAGGAGAACTTTCACGATCTTCTGGCGATTAATACCTTCATGGCGACTGGGGGCCTCGGTCCTAAAGCTGATGAAGTTGAGCTTACCGACACGACGGTAACCAACAGGTCTCTAGCGTGGCAATCTGACGAAAACGAAACCTCTTGGTTCAAGGTTACGGCGTGGGGAGAACTGAGTGCGCAACTCTCCGAGCTGGCTCCAGGAACCCCCACTATCGTGGTCGGCAAAGTTTCCACGAGCGAAAAGGATCAGAAATCGTACTTGAACTACACGGCAGACAAAATTCTTTACCTTCCTAAGTCCACTAAAAGCACACCTAAGAAAGCTGCGGATCCTGAAAAAGGTAAAGTTGCTGCAGCTGCTATCGGTTCGATTGACTTCTCCCTCTGATTTTTTGGTACTAAACAATGGTATTTATCGCTGGTCAGTTTTCACAGGACGAAATTCTCTGTAACGTCCCGCCGCATACTCTTCGAATTGATCTTCAAGCTCGCAGGTGGAAATCGGACGTAGACCCTGACGCCGCAATCGTAGATAAAAACGACAATGGAATCCCAATTGAGTTCATTCTCCTGGGATTTACCCCGTATTTCGGAAACTTAGGTATGCGCAATCAAGAAGAGTTCTTGCGCATTGCCTACATTGGTGTGTCCCCGAACCACCGACTGTTGCCGCCACGGTGTGTGACTACTTCAATGATCTCAGGGAAGTCGTCTCAGAAAAACTTCATTAGTTATTTCCAGACGCTTTACAACAACAGGATCAACTGCGCAAGCGTAATCACATCTACGAAGTTTGTAACTCGCAGCTTCAATGAACGTGATCCCCTAACTGGGGCAGATGGCGCAAAGATCAACTTCAACGCCTTGGAATTCAACGATCGCCCGGCAGCTAACAAGGAAGAAGAAAAACTCATCGCTGACGTCAACGATTGGCTTGAGGACAAAGGTGGCAGTTTCTGCTCCTCAGCTCTCAAGTCACATATTCCGGGTTCCGATCTGGTGGAGCTGCCCCTCGGTGCTGACCACGCGGAAATCAAAGCCCAATTCGCAGCAACGCGAGGGGATGCTCAGCGTCCATCCTTCGCGGCTAAAGACAAGCCTAAGGAGCTGAAGTCAGCAGCACCCGAGCCGCCTTCACCCAATCAAAAGAAAGCGGTAGAGCTAACAGAAGAGCAAGCCAAGGCTCTTGGGATTGATTTCTAACGAAACCTGTCGGTTAAGCTCAATTCGAGTGGATAACACGGGCGGGACACCGCCCTTTTTTTTTTGTCAGCCTTCAGAAGTTTCCAACCCGGACGGATGCTCAACTTCCCGAGGAGCAAGCAGCTCGTCAAAACCAGGAAGGAGAATGGAGTTTCGGGCGCACCACGTGGCCAACCGAGAAAACAGATGGGCTCGGATGAGGTATTGTTTATGAACTCCTTCAAAAATCTCCAACAACTGCTCTCGATTGAGTTTAGCTGCATCGGTCATCACACGTTTATGTAGAAACTCCTGCTCTGTGCTCATCCAGTCTAGATTTAACATAATCTACAGAATGTCTTGACTAAAGCTTACGGGACAAACCCCTCCAAAAAACAAACCCGTCATTAAGATCTGACAGATCAAACCCGCAAAAGCATGACAGACTCTTTTTACACTATCCCGAGTGGCGTCACACACGCCTTGATAAAGCATTCTTTCATAACAGGAACAATCCTCGTCCCACACGACCCTCTGAATGTTTTAGGAGATCAACTGAAGAAACACAGACTAAACGTAACAAGTAATACCGATGAAAGTAATGTAGTAGATCCTATGTGGTGGGTAACACAAAAAGAACGTAAATACGATTGGGTGGTGGCCGCAACAATGGGACTAGGTGATAAAGCAGAATACATATTGGAGTATGGTATCCAAGTAGCTCAACAGGGGATCGCAGTGCTAGATCGCCTATCTTTTATCGAACCAGTAGCTAAACGTAAAAGCTTTCTTTTGGCAAACAAGATTAGCAATATCATTGTGCTGAACCCACGCCCGAAATTCCGCTCAATGGGTTCAACCCGAGACTCTGTCACTAGCTGTTGGTTCTTGTTTCAACGCCCCGAGTGTTGGCACGACGGAACTCAGATAACATACGGACTCGATTGGGACCGAGTAGATCCACTTCCCCCACTACCATGACCTCATTTCGACAAGATAAATTCGACAAATTCCAGAAGGATGTTCTGGAAAGACTTTCTGAAACAAATAAACTTCTGGAGAAGATCTGTGCGATCTTGGTTTCCGATCAGCTTCTGCAGGAGTGTGTGTCCCCTAGCGGAGAAGCCCGTACTTCAGAGGAGTGTGCCGAAATAATCAATGAGAGCTTCTGTGCGGGTATGTGCTTGAGTGAGGAACTGAATAGCCATGCTCAAAATTTCTCATATCAAAAATCAGAATTCTTCATAGGCATGGAAGAAGATGATGACGAGGATTCGGTGGAAGATACAGAGAGCAACCAAAAGGATGATGACGAAGATTTACCTCCGTCGTTTTCAATGGTTTTTTAATAAAATCGACTAAAGTTAGACTAAATAGACACAATAACGTGTCCCAAACTAGACTAACTCTAAATGGCCTGAGGCACTACGTTTGTGATGGAGTGCCTCGTCCACTACCGTCTGTTACATCCGTTCTGTCAGCCACGCAAACAGAAGAAACACGGAAAAAACTCAATGCGTGGAATCTAAGTAATCCAGGAGCCCTAGAAAAAGCAGCGGAAAGGGGAACGTGGATCCACTCTGCAACAGAGAATCACATTAGAGGATTGACCGTAAATCCTCCGGAAGAGTACAAGCCCTATTGGCGTGGGGTCCCGGAGATGTTGGACAGCCTGCTAGAGAACGGCAGAGTCCTCTGGAGCGAGTCACCCTACAACCAACCACAATGGCGAAAATATGTGGGAGACGACGGAGTCGGAAGACTTCATTACTACAACGAACAAACAGGACATGGGTACGCCGGGTGTCCTGATCTTATTTATCGAGATGAAAACGGAGAGACGATCCTGGCGGACTTTAAAACAAGTACGTCACCTTATTCTTTAAATTTCCCCAAAGCAAACAGCGACATTCCAGACAATGTGAAAAAAGCTCTTATAGGGGGAGTATTTAAAGCTAAAAAAACCATGATGCAGATGGCCGCATACGCATTAGCGGCAGAAGATTGTTTAGGCGTACGAATCGATAAAACGAGAATAATCGTATCCACGCCGCTTCCAGAATACGATGTTCAAATTTTTTCTTTCAGCCGGGCTCAAGTAGACAAACACACCGAACAATGGCTTAGTGTTTTGCGGCAGTTTTACGATCTCCAAAACAAGTAACTCTTTAAAAATGTATCTAAGTGTAGTAAAGCTTAACGCCGACTTCCGCTGCGCCGCAGGGAAAGTCGTGGCAAAATGGCAAGACTAGGAGGTCTCGTGAAATTCGTCTTCAGCCGGAACGACCAAGTCAAAAATGCTATAAATCCGAAAACGGGAAAGATTTCGGCTGGCGGCAACTTTCGGGTATTCAATGAAAATTGGATTGAGGAAGAAGAAGATATTGATTCTTTAATTCGATTCGTGTGCGACGAACAGAACGGACTGTGTGCGTGGCATTTAATCGGAGGAAAAAGAGTAGAGAAAAAGACCGGCTGTATTAAAGCTGGGTTAATAATCGTAGATATAGATAATCAGGCGGACGGAAAAGATAAAGACGGTAATAAAATTCAAGATCAACAGTTAACTGTAGAAGAGGCTCTGGAATTAGACCTCTGTAAAAAATATCTCAGTGCTGCATATCTGTCCCCGAGTCACACTCCAGAATGGCCACGCTTCCGTCTGGTGTTCGGCTTAGAGAAACCAATAATCGATACGGGTTTCTACCAATGGTTTACCAGACAGATCTCAGATCAAATCCCAGGCTCTGACAGAAGAGCAACCCAGATTCCGAATCTGTTTTACGGCGGAACCGGAGTAGAAAGCATTCTGGGTGTGTTCAGCAACTTCATACCCTCAGCAAAAATTGATGAGGCGTTTGCGGCATACACAGCGCTCCCCAAAGAAGAGGAATCCGAACACGACGCCGAACTGTATCTAACCACATCTAAAAGTGATCGCGGTGTTGAGTTAGTTAAATTACTCAGCCAGACCGTTCGAAACATGTTCGATGGGGAACCGGTAGAGGATCGGTCGTTCTCCATGACCGTGGCCTTGAAAGAAATTCTGGGTTGGTGCAACTGGTTGAATTCCGAAGGCATCGCGACATGCGACGACCCCTTGACAACGGCACACACCATATTCGAGAATATCTACGAATACAGCCCGAACCTCGATGGGAAATTCTTCCGGATCTTAAACAGCATCAACGATCCGAGCGACCTGAAGCCCGCGATCGCCATAGCCTCCGAAGATGGAGACTTAGCTGGTTGGAAGCGGATCAAAAAGACAAACCGCCAAGCTTTCGACGAACTGTGTTCCGAGGAAGTAAAAGATCAAATTAAAACCAAAAAACCGAAACCAACTAATTCGGTTTTATCTTTCGAAGAGCTCTCGGAATTTGATATTTCGAACTCAAACAACACCACATCAACACCAACAACAACATCAACGGAGGAAATGGAGGTGGCCGCCACGCCAGACACACCAGCCCAACTGGTTCAAATTCAACAAAACAATAGACAATTCTCAGAGAACGACGTAGCAGACATCATTGTAAATAACTACGGTGGTGAATTTCTGTTTGATTCATCTTTAGATGAGTTCTTTACATACGATGCCGATAGAAAAATTTGGTATCTGCAGGACGAACAACATATTAAGCGTAGGATCGTAAAAACATTGGATACGTTTGTGACGGCCGGGGTGTTGCCTAGATACAACTCGGCCACGGTGGGCTCGGTATATCAGATCCTGAAAGCGAAACTGTTGAAATCTATTGACGGAGGCCGCACATCAATCTGGAGCAAGAACCGAGGGAAGATCGCCTTCACCAACGGGGTTCTCGATGCTGAGACATTTGAGTTCGACTCGGAGAATCAGAAAGAACTGTATCTACGCAGCCGCCTTTCATACCCCTACGACAAAACAGCAAAGTGCCCAAAGTTTCTGCAATGGATTGACTCCTGTGTAGGAACCGAGCGTGTCATCATTATTCGTGCGTTCTGCCGAGCTTTGCTCACGGGTTACACGACAGGTGAAAGGTTCCTCCACCTTGTGGGGCCTGGGGGCACGGGTAAATCCACGCTGCAGCAGCTGCTGATCGCTCTGGCTGGATTTGCTGCAACTCATACCAGCAATCTTGAAATCATCGAGACGAATAAGTTTGAATGCCACAACCTCATCGGCAAAAGGCTTCTACTGCTAACGGATGAAGCTAACTTCAACAAACGTCTGGATGTCCTAAAGAAGATTACGTCAGCATCAGACACACTAAGAGCAGAGAGGAAGTACGGAAAAGAAGTTATTAGTTTCAAGCCTGAAGTTTTAGTCTGTATTGCGTCGAACGAGCACATCACAAGCTCGGATATCAGCAGCGGTCTGGAGCGCCGCCGTTTGACGATCATTATGGACCGCGTGGTGCCTCCCTCACAACGCCGCGATCTCTTGAACATCTACCAAGACCGAGTCGAAGGGGAGCTTGTTCCTGAGCTAAGCGGCGTGGTCACATGGGCTCTCGACATGCCGTTCGAGGAGATGCGCGATGTTCTAGCCAACCCGGTTAAGCATGTTCCCACGCTGAACGCAACAAACCTAGAGGCTTTGATCTTTAATAACCCCTATGTTGCTTGGTTGGCAGAGTGTACGCTCTACGCTCCAAACAGCTACAACATTATTGGGGGTGGTGCTTTCCGGCCCAACACCGATGAAAGCGAGCGGGGTTTATTTATTAAAAACGCACACAGCGAACTGTATGCTAGTTATGTCAACTTCTGTAAGTCTAACGGATATAAGCACTCAGCTAAACCCAGGTTTATCGATCGACTTAGGGAAACTACGCGTAACGTCTTGAAAATCGAAGGGGTTGGACCAAAGTTCGTGCAGGGCAAATCTGTCTTTACTGGTCTACGATTGAAGCCTTACGATCCAACCACGGATCGAGCCTCCTACGGAGACACCAGATTGCCTTCTCCTGTGGAGTGGGCATCAAACCCAGACCCTCTCGTTTGGAAAACAGCTTTCGACACTCATGACAAACCTGTTGAAACACAATCTAATTAGTTCTCTTACCGGACTTAGTGCTCTTGTCGTCATTTCTTCTGCGATCGCAAACCCTAGTGCTCTTCCTGTGGCGCTCGCTGGCGCTGGCTCCCTTTTGGCTGGTGCATCTATTGCAAAAGAAGTTTCTTCGAAGAAGGAGGAAGAAGTAGCCGAGGCCACAAGGGTTTCGACTGTGTTTTCCGAACTGTATGAACAGTACAAAGGTGTCATTAACCCAGAACAACTGTGCGTAAGAAGCAATATAGACCTCTCTAAAGGTCTTATGTTTCTAGAAGCTTTGGCTGCCAATCAGAACGGACAACGGATTGAACTACCAGAAGGGGTGTTTTTTCGGTTCCCCCACACAGATCACATTCTGGACCGTCTAACAGCGAACGCTGCTGCGT